CAATTTGGGATTGACCTGAAAAGTAAGAATAATGACAAAAAAAAGTTGCAGGGTAAAGTAGATATAGTAGACAATAAGAACTCCAAAGTAGGTATCAAATGAAAAAATTACTTTCTATTTTATTTTTGCTTCCATCTGCGGCGTTTGCCGACATGACGTCAACAATTACATCATCTGTACAAATAGATGTTCAATCGGCAGCGACAGCGGTTGAAAGGATGGCAAATTCTTATTCTGTTTCTGGTTCAGGTGTAGAAACAACTGACGGTACGACAGCGGGGTTAATTGGCGGCCTTGGCGATGTAACAGATGGCGTAAATGCTTTTACGACAATTACAGCAAGTCAACTTACAGACGGCGAAACCTTTCAATTTCAACAATCATATTTAGAAGGAGATTCATTAGAATCATCTGCCGTTACTACAGGTGAAGTTGCTAATTTTTCAAATATTACATCAACAGCCGCAGGCGTTTTGTCTGATGGCGCAGCAACAATTGATAATCATGTAATCGAAGTAACAGGTGGCGGGGCAGGTACTTCAATAACAGGCCAATATGTGACAACACTTTCTGTCGATTAATGAGCAATGCGCAGATTATTATTAATATTTTTATTTTTTGGGATACCTAGTTATGCGCAGCCCGTCACGCCAAATTTTACCACCGGCACAATGTCGTCAACTACAAATACGGTTACTTCTATCTCAGAAACGGTGGTATCGACAGATTATTTCGGTAATTCATATGAATATTCAGTCACAGGGGTCGGGATTACAACTGAAGGTGGGGTTTCGCCAAATACAACAGATGTTTCAGCAACAGTTAATAGTCAACAATACAATTACACAGGGTTAGATTTATCGAAAGACAACAAACCAATATTCACATTAACAGACCCAACAAGTGGCGCGGCCTTTCAATATTCAGAATCTTATCGAGGGCCGGGCGGAGTATCCAATATAACGACCATAACCCGCCAAATAGAAAGCGAATCAGTAATTACTTCTACGTCTGTCTTCTCTCAATAGCTTTAACGCCGTTAGAAGCGCTTGCAAACTCTGTCAGCCAATCAAACAACGGAAGTGTCACAAATATGGCAATTCAATCCCTGACGGGCAATATGACCACTAATCAGTTCGGCGGAAATATCGTTTGTCAGGGTGCGACCCTCACATTTTCGCCTTTCGTCACTTTTGGCGCAAATTATCGCAAGCCTTTTGATCATTATTATACTCTTCCTTATTACGACCCGACAGACGCCGATGAAGATGGCGTTCCCGATAATGCAGGTGATGTCTTATTTGATGAAATTTTTTATTCAGGAACAAATAAAGATTCTTTTGCTGTAAATACAGGGTTCAGTTTAAATTTTACAGTTCCGCTTGATAGAAGATTTCAAAATCAATGTTCAGAAGCGGCAACAACGCAAGTTAAAATACAAAAACAAATATTAGAAAACAAGCGCCTTGATTGGGCTATCGCACGTATTAAAGAATGTGGAAAATTAAAACAGGAGGGAATTTTAATTGCAAAAAATTCTGAGTTTTACAATTTATGTTCAGATATTTATTTAGAACCCAAGCCAAATCAAGTTATCCCGCATACTCACGAATTAAGATGATTTCTTTTTTTTAGTAATTAATTTTTTAATAATTGGCTTTATAGCGTTCAAAATTATGGGCGATGATGCCGCCACGAATCCAATCACAGCAGTTGAAATTATTGTCGATACTTCTGGGATATATTGTTCTTGAAATGGAACTGGTTCCCATAAAATTACACATTCTCCATTTACTAATTCAAAGGCTTTTACTTTTTCTAATTTTTGAGAATTAGCATACGAGCCAACGCGCAAGGGTTGTTTCGGGTCGGGGCATGGTGGAATTTTTATAATCTCTTTTTCTTTGTTTTTTGGAATTTCTGGGGTATTTGTTTGAGACTGGTTTGGAGTATTTACGTTTGATTTTTGTTGTTCTTCTACAATTTGTAATTTATTGGGATTATATTGAATGGGTAGATATGAAGGCATTTTGCCATTAGGACAACTATAAAAAGCGCCGTTTGGGTCGTCTTCTATTATCTGTGTATTTTTTATAGAGCTATCTCGATGTGTTTTGACACATCCAAGAATATCAATTGTCGGTGAGGCTACGTTTAAAACATTTGATTGCGGTATATAAGAATTAATATTTATTGTCGAAATATCTGGAATTTTTATTAATTTAATTTCCAAGCGCTTTTGTTTTTAAAGGTATTGAACCTCCTGTTGTTTTTGGTATTTGATTGTCAAGCATTTTCGGCATCATCTGTTGCACGTTTGCAAGTATTTCATTCATCACACGATTTTTAAGTTGTGGGGAAGTGACGTATTTGTAACCAAAGTATGCACCACCTAACATTGACGCGCTAATAATAAAACTTAAAATAGATAATATTTGAGAAATTTTTGCCATGATAAAATTTGCAATATTGAAAGCACTATCTTTTACAAGTGTGCTTGTATTATTGCTTATTGTAGCTCTATCCCCCCTTTACGTCACTATGGGGTTAATGACAAGGCAGATGCATGAAAAAGTTAATTAACAATTTCTGTTTCTGTTGTTATTTTTTTTTCTCCTTGTAATTCCTTAAGTCTTTCACTACAAGAAAATGCTTTCATTTTTAAAGCATCACGGGCAAGTACCAACTCTTTAATTTTTTCTTGAATTTTATTAAATTCATCAACGGCAACTTGCATTTCAAGTTTTAATTGATTGATTCGTTTTTCGTTTTGCATAATAATTAAGAACTTGGTAGATCAGCAATTAATTTTGCTTTCCATAAAGCTTTAACATCAGTTGTCCAGACAGCATTACAAACAGCAGTAACTTCAGCGGGTTGTCCTGAAAGGTCTGTGTCAACTAAATTATTTGAGGCATCTAAAGAGCCACAATGAAGGCAATATCTTCTGAAAGATCTTGCCATTTCTTCACCATCTTTTTTAATAACTGTCGCTTCACGTACTTGAACAGTTTTGTAAATACTTACGACCTCTATTTTGTCGTATTCAATAACTTCTGAAAGTGCCATTAGGATTAATCTCCGATTAAAACAGTTTTAGGCTTAGTTTAGAGACTTAGCGCGGTCTATTTAAACAAAATACATAGAGTTAATTCTTACTTTTTTGCCAGCAAGTTGCGATCTTGCTAAAAAAGTTCCTGAACTTGAATTTAAAAAAGCAAACTTGTCATCATTAGCAAAAATGAGTGGTGTGAAATAAGTGTTAAAAAATTGGTTATCATTTGCAGCACTTGTTCCAAACCAAGGTAAATTCATATGTGTTGAAATACCACTATTTGTAAAAGGCAAACCTGTTAAATATCCTACTTGTGATGTATCTGCGGGCGAGGAAGCGTATGCTACATCAGCCACAATATGAACAACTCTACCTACTCTTGTATAACGTGCAAAAAATACGGTAACTGTCATATCGCTATTGGCAGGCGTCCAATTTCCCTCTTCATAATCGTCAAAAAGCTCATTTTGACTTGAACCTGTTCCGTTTGAAGTTGCCGCAAAATCAATCCCATGTCCCGCAGTTCCGATAACCAAATCTCCGTTTTCAATGGTTAGATTTCCTGATGTATCTAAAGTTGCTCTAATTCCATTAGCTGTTAAAAATACCAAACTATGTGAAGTTTCAGTTCCAAATTGTGCATGAGTTGTACCATTTATTTTTGATAGTAAATTTATAGTATTATTTCTCAAATATTGCTCAACTGTGCTTCCATCATTTACACCAACATCTAGTAATTTTTGAGGGTCTGATCTGTCGCCTATACCAATTCGATCATTGCCTGCATCTACATAAAATAAATTAGGTTTTGCATCGCCTTCAATTCTAAAATCTACATCTGCACCATCTTCATTAAATATTGTTGTAGCTCCAAGTTCCATCCTTTCAACTCCAGCAGTTGCCACGTTAAAAGTATCAGCGGCAGAACTAAAAATTCCTGTATTTAGATCATCACGAAAAGCAAGACCCGGTGTACTTGCAGAACCATCTTCAAGTGTTAACGTTCCGTCAAGTTGTAAAAGTTCTACCCAACCATCGTTTGCTGAGTTTCTTATTTTTAAAACGCCGTTTGTAGTATCAGCCCACCACATATAAGCGTATTTTGTCGAAGGCTCTGAAGAACTTGAATTATTACTTACAATTGCAGCTAAAGCATTGTTAATATCAGCCCTAACATTGGCTCCTGTCGAGTTGTCTATAACATAATCATGCGTTGCCATTTTGACCCTATTTTTTCTTTAAGGTTATCATAATTTTAAGAACCGCGCCCAAAACCTACAGCCGTATATCTGAAATTTCGATTAACGTGACTTGAGCCATTTTTAATATCTATTGAAAAACCTGTTCCAGTAATACTTGACAACAAGAAAGTATCTCCCGCCTGTGCGTTTTCAATTGAAATTCCTATTGATGGCAAAGCTGAACCCGCTGAAATACTTGTTCCGCTGTTGCCCGTGAAGAACGAATTTTCAAAAGTGACCGCCTTTTGTGAAGTACCTGAAGCAATTACAGCCGTGCGGTTTTCTGTCCTCCTTTCTAATTCTGCGCTAAAACCTAATTGATCTATTTCAATTGATTGCGCGGGGTCATCTGATGTCATTTCACACTTAAATCTAAAGCCACGCCCGACAAATGTTCCATTTGCAAAAGTATTGTATGCTGAAAAATCAGCACCAAAAGTGCAGTTTCCGCTTGTATTTAATGAAGTTGCAGAAGTTAAAACAAAACTATTTGCATCGGGAACAGATTGAATTTGATATTCGCCATCAACCCCCGTTCCAGTTGTAAAATTAACAACAACAAAACTTCCCGCATTATAGCCGTGAGAACTTTTTGAAATCGTTATTGTTGTACCAGAACCCCCTGAACCATCGTTAATTGTATAAGTTCCAGAAGTTGAAACATTAGGGTCATTGTCTGTTTGGCTGACAAGTAATTTTGCATTGACATCAAACGCTGTTGCGGAATCTACGTCTGTCCATGTATCAATATTTCCTGTTCTACTATCAAACAAATCATTAGGATAAAAACCTTGTGTTACAAAATGACGTTTTAGAATCAAAGGTTGCTTAGTTCCTAAATCTAATTTATTTGCAAATTCATATGAACCAGAAGAAGCGACATCGCCAGAAAAATCAAAATCTGAAAGTTGGTCAACATCTGCAACAGTATCAAATAAAACTGTTGAATCTAAAACAAGGCCATTTACATCATCACTAAAAAAAGCATTTACTTTTGTGCCTGCAAAAGGCGGCGAATCTGTATCTTCTCTATCTATAAAAACAGCAAGTTTTGGTAATGGGTCAGGGGTTGAAACAATAACAGATGTTTCTCCTTCGCTTAATCTCCCGCCATCATCGCGGAACTTAAGAATATATTCGCCAGTTAATGCGGGAACAAGTGTTTCTCCAATACTTCCCGGCAAAGCGGGTAAAAGGTCAACTGAATTTGTAAAGGTGCCAGAACCATCCGTCAGATTAGAATGGCGGACTATCACGTTTCCGCCGTGGGTTACGTCAATATCAGTTGCTTTGTCAAAACGTAATCGTACAAACTGATCTGAAACAGGTTCAACAACCAAATTTGTCACATTTTGCGGTAATGCAGTTTTACCAACAGCGTTGAAAGTAAGATCGTTTGAAGTTGCAGAAAGTTGCCCGTTTATATTGTAACTGAAAACTTGAAATTCATAGGTTCCAAGTTGACTATTTAAAATTTCAAAATCAGGACTTGAAACTTTTGTAGAAACGAAATTTCCGTTGTTATAGCGATAATTAACTTGATATTCAATAACACCAATTATTGGTTGCCAACTTATAATTATTTTTGAAACAGCTTGATTATTGATTGGAACAATTTTTTCTACAGCTGAAAGGTTAGAAGGTGGCGGTTGAAGTTCATTTAAGATCGAAACATTTCTAACTGGTAAAGTCGCACCATCTTCAATAAAGGCATATTTTGTATCAATGTAAGATAAAGCGGTAATTGTATAATTTATTGAATCTGTTTCTTCAACCGTTATCACTCTAAATTTTTGGGATTCAACTGTTGAATTTTGTATTAAATAAATTGTGTTTGCGTTTGGGGTTTGACCAAATGCAGCCGAAACAGTAATAACACCATTTGATATTGATGCAATATCTTTTGTCTCAACTGTGCCATCAGGCAAAATTAAAGATAAAGTCGGACTGTTTGTTGTCGGCAAATCTGTATTTTCTGTATCGTCAACTGTAACAACTGTTGTTGAAGTAACGCTTTTTAATCTTCCTGAACGCCTTACGCCTGCGCGAACAGGGTCATTAATCTCAATAACAGCGCCCGGTCTACACATTAAACCGCCTTCCATTGATGTCGTAAATGTCACTAGCTCAGATTCATTTGCTTCTGAAAACGCAATTGCTTTTGCTAATCTTTGAGCCTGCCCCCGCGATGTACACGCGAAACCTTTTACTTGCTTAACGACAGTTCCAATCTTTGCTGAAAGTGTTGTATTTTCAAAAACTTCATAATCTATATCTTGCGAATCCATGTTGTAATAAGATACAGAAATTACAGAATGTCTTTGCTTCAAACTTGAACCAGAATAATTGAATCCATCGCTTGAAATATTGGCAAGTGAGAAAAGAAACGAGGAATCTTTGGGGGAATCTTGGGCTAATAATATAGAACCAGTTGACCATATCGGCATACAACGCATGACACCCGCAAGTTCATTTATTAAATCGAAAGCGGAACTTGATGATTGAATATTTACATTGCATGAAAAACGCGCTTCCTGTCCGCCAAAGCCATCATCAACAAGAGTATTTGCAAATTTTGATGCGGTTACAAAGGAAAATAAATCAAGGTTTGCATCTGCAATGTGCGTTCCGAATCCGTACCTCTCAGTCGTTAGAAGATCAAGCAAAATCATTGCAGGGCATGAACACCAAACCGCAGCACCCATAACGCCATTGAAAATATATCCGTCAGGATAAACAATCCGGCCTGTTGCAGAATCAACAGTTGGTGTCCCTGAACTTGAAGCACCAGCGCCCGGAATCCTTACTTTGATACCGCGAATACGAAATTTCCGGCGAGGAATAGAACTGAACTGTTGAGAATCAAGCCTTATTGCGTTATATGCTGAGTTCGCATATGTACTTGCATCGTCAATTATTTCGGCAAAACTTGTAAATTGAAAACTGTCAACTAATGATGAATCTGTCGAATCTGCCGTAACTCTAATAACTCTTATATCAACGGGGAAAGAACCTGTTATTTTAACTGAATAATCTTTTTGATATGCGTCAGCGGTTCGACCTGTTATTGTATCTTCGATAACATCTGTAAAACCACCTGAATTATATTGAACAGCAATTTTTAGTTGAACTGTTGAACCTAAAAGATCGCCTTTATTTGTTGCTTTTTGTATCTGTGGAAACGTTATTGAAACTTTTATTCGATCAACATTTGTATTTGTAATTTGTCTTGTTACTGGCGCTGAAGTTGTAACTGTCACCCCGACAGGCGTGATTGAAGAAGAACTTTCAATTCCATCAATTTTTGTTTGATTGGATGTCCCGAAACGTGGCGTAAAAGTAACATTTTGAAAATTAAAATCAACATCTTGTGGACTTGAAGAAGAAGCTGTAGCTTTCAAAACAGGAGTATCATTTAAAAAAACGTCTTTAAGATACGCATTTGTATATGCCGTTGAAGTACGATCTGTTATGCCTTCCTTTGAAGCCGTTGCAGAACCTTCAATTTCTCCTTCTGATATAAGGTCAAGGAAAGTTGCAAATTGTTTACTGTGAAGCGTATCGGGTGATTTTGTCGGTTGGGGAGGGGGTGATGACGAACCTCCGCCACCTGAACCACGAATAATTTTTCTTTTATCGGTCATGCCTGTACTTGCTCCGTATCAATACCGCCAGAAATTACAACTGAACCTGTGAAAATTTCTCCATATACAATCGGGACGGGCGTTCCGGCTCTGCTAGTCTGTTGCGTTCCTGAAAAACTAAAAGATAAACGCGGGTCTTGTTCACTTGAAAATTCAGGTGTTTTTGGAACTGGAAACAGCATCCCGCTTACACCACTCAAAACCATACTTGCACCGATTAAACCGAGAGCCGCCGAACCATATGCCCCTGCCGCATATAAACCTGTTGCACCCATTAAACCGCCACCACCTGCCAAACCCGCACCTGAACCGCCCGCAAAAAGCCCCGCGCCCATTGGCGTGAATGACAAACCGATCAAGGCCACTCCAAGAAGCACTTTTCCGAAATTACCCCCCGAACCTGAAATAACAGGTACAAAAGAAATATCTGATTTACCAATAGGATTGTGAAGCTCGTCTTTACCAATTTCGTCATCATTAGCAATAACCTTATAATATCTATTTGCCATATGACTTTCCAGTTGCGGAAAATTATTTATTAAAAAACTTACAGCTTGCGCAACATTAGAAACATTTATATCTTCAAATTCTTTATGACCGACTTGTTTTGCCAGTTCTCCATACAATTTAATTTT